GGCTTCCTTCCATACCTTAATCTCTTTGCTGTCAATGTCTTTAGTGATTGCCAAGTGTATCGTACGGTGATCCGTCGACGTTTCTATGTCCAACACAAGCCTTTTCATATTTGGCTTTCAGTTCCTCATATTCATGAATCAAACTCTGGTGATTGCGGAGAAGTTCATCGTACTTGCCCTCAAGTTCCCACACCCGAGCTACCAAGTGTTCAATGTCAAGCATCGTCAAGCACTCCCTGATCGTACAGTATTTCTGTCAACCTGTCCATGTCTTTGTCGGTCAGTTCAATGTCCTGTCCATTGTACTGCACCGAAGTGATGACAACGTACGGAGGCTCACCCGGATCGTCACGGCTTGCAGGATAGCCTTTGTATACGTCAAACTCAACTTCCAAATCCAAATCAAGAAAAAGCTGCATCATAGTGTGTCCTCAACCTCAATCATTCGTCCGCTGTACGTGTCAAACAACAGGTGACACGCAGGTCCAGTGTAACCGTTGTAACGATTCTTTGCAACAGAAACTTTAGTCGTGTGTCGTTCAGTGTGTTCCTCTGCCATGCTGTTACGCTCAAGCGTAATCACAGCGTCAGACAACTGAGCAATAGCACCCGAACCACGCAACTGAGACAACGATACTGCCTGTCCATCTTCGTGCCCTGCGTTGCCCGTAGGACGGCGAAGGTGAGACACACAGAACAGCGTAATCCCGAGTTCCTGTACCAGTGTACGAAGTTTAGTCATCAGGTTGTCGATAGCCTTTCGCTCATCGTTCAAGTCCTGACCCGACACCACGATACTGATATGGTCCAGAAACACAACTTTACAATCCAATGCCTTAGCCATGTACCGGATACGGTTCAGAACATTGTCAACCTCCAACGATCCGAAGTGGTCGAACAGGAACACCCTGCCAGTACCAAGAGTAGCATCGAAGGCATCCTTCAGTTCTTCACCTGTCACTGGAGTATCTGGCAAGTGCAGCATCTTGTTAGCGTGAACTGACATAATGCTTCGTGCTGTCTTGCGTACAGACTCTTCCAAGAACATTGCTCCGATCTTCCAATCAGTAGACTTCAACAGACCATACAGAATCTCACGAAGGAACTGACTCTTGCCCAAGCCTGATCCGGCTGTGACAGTAATCAACTCTGCATCACGGATGCCGTACAGCAGCTTATTCAGTCCTTTCCACGGGTAATGTGCCTTAGCAGGCTGTTCAGGTGCGCTAACAGACTCCCACAAATCAGCCGAGTTAACGATACCGTCCGGTACATAGACTTCTGCCTTCCACCACTCGGAAACAAATTCCTTAGTCGCGCCTGCCATGAGGTAGTCACACGCATCTTTGAACCCCGACAAATGTTTGACAATCTTAGCCTTTGGTCCGAACAGTTCAGCCACTTGGTTAGCGGCCTTGCGTCCCGGCTCATCTGCATCAAAGCAGATTACAATGTTCTCAAAACTGTTCAACCACTCAAACTGTGCCTTGCAGTCCTTCAGTGCTGCGTTAGCACCGTTACGGATAGACACAACAGGCCACTGACTCCCGGTAAGTTGGTAAGTAGCAAGGGCATCAAGTTCACCTTCGACCACAGTGATGTACTTGCCGCCTTGGTGGAACAAGTTTTGTCCAAACAGTTTAGCACTTCGGAAGTCTCCTTGAATTGCAAACTCTTTATTCTCAACATCCCGCACCTTGTACGCCACCAAGTCCCCATCATTGTCATAGTAGGGATAATAATGGTTCGTATCGTCTTGCGTGACGTTGAACTTCTCACAGGTCTGCCGTGTAATGGCACGGTCAGGGATGCTTTTAAGCGTGCCCTTAGCCGTCACGGGCTTCTTAGCCTTCTTCGTCACAGTCTCTTGAGTGTCTTCCACGTTAATCCTCGTTGTGTTACAGGCAAAGCAATGCGTGTGCCCATCGTCGTACAGCGCACAGGCGTCTGAACTACCACAGGACTCACAGGCAATATGCTTAACGAACTTTGATTCGGTCAACTTTCTTCTCCACAGGAACCGCTAACAACCAATTAGAACCCAACATTTTAACAGACTTTACCCACTTCCTCATGTTTGCCCTGTTCAATTCCCTACTAACTTCGGGGTTATTCCACAGGCTACGGGCCTTTGTCAGCATTTTAGTGTTCAAGATGCCATCCTATACAGTCCAATGTTAGCGAAAGCGTAGCCAATGTAACACACGAACATCGGCGTGTTTCCTTTGTATAGCTGCTCAAGGGCTACGCCGAGATAAATCAAACCAGTTACAGCGATCAGCCATGCACTCATTCAATCACCTCTGCATCCTTACAAGCCACCCAGTTCTTAGCAGCGTATTCATCCTTCTCACGCACCCAGAATACGTGCTCTTCACGGTCAAACCAGATAACGTCAAACTTTTCATTCAGGTGCTTACTGTACCACAGCAGCGCGTCATGGCAGCGTTTAACCTCAATCTTTATTACCTTAGACATGAATCACCATCTTTCATTGCAGAAGATTACAACTAAGACAAACCAGACAATAACACCTACGGTCATTCTATGCCCCTGCCCAATCCGCAAACAGTCCCATCAGGATGAAACAGACGAAGGAAAAGACCATCCATGCACCGCCAAGGGTTACAAAGTAGACAAGCAAGAGCATTGTAAGCGTGTTCATTTGTCAGTATCCCATTCGTCCATGATACGCTGAATGTCAGACATAACCCTGGAATGTCCGTATGTACGGATTAGGTCCACAATGCTGTTTATGGTCCCGTAGTAGTAGGACTCAGCCATAGACGACTCATAATCGCCCATGTCATGCAGACCATCCCCATCCCATAGTTCACTAATGCTTTCCTTGATACGCATAATGTCCTCTTATAAGTTACTGTTAAAGTTAAATGTTAATAGTTAACTATTAATAGTTACTTATAACATTAGTCTTTAATGTTGTCTTCACTATAAAGAACATTGTAAACGTTGTCTGCATCGTTGTCAAGTGACTCATCAATGTCCCCACAGTTTGCTAGGTCTTCCCTGGTGTTCACAGGCACGTCAGCCATTGTGGACACTTCAGCAAAGCAACCATTGCATAGGTCCAGATAAGCCCCGGTGATGGCGTGCTTACGGGTTGATTCGTAATCGTTAAGGTTTTTATTGCAGCAAACACAACGCATGATTGATTCCTTTGAGTGTGGTTTATTTACAACAGGGCTTCAGGCCACTGCGGGTTGATCTTAACAGGTTTTGGATACTTGACTAATTCTAGGGGTTGTCCTTTGAATGTCGGGAAAGGCCAGGATTCTAGCCCTTCCGAACGCTTTAGGCTACCTAGCCCTTGGTTGACCCATGAAAGCGCCTCCACGGGCTTTCTAGGGGCCTTGCTGAGGCTATTGCTTGGCATGGGTTGTCTTCACTACCTGAAACAGTCCCATGGGTTCACCATTGGCGTCTAGATGATCGTTCCACAATGCCCATAGTTTGCATTGTGTCCGGTCACTGTTCCGATAGGCGACAATGCCCGATGACTTGAAGATAACAGCATACATGATTAAAAACCCCCAGCAAGCAAGACACCCAACAGGGCGAAGATGAGCACCAATGCGACAGCATCGACGAATTTAGAACCAAACATGGGTTTTTGCATGGTTTTAACCTCAGAAAGCAGCATAAACCACTGTGTCATCGTCAGACCATGCCACCACTGTGTGATCGTTCAGATAGTCTAGCACGGTTTCGCGGATTGCGTCTTCGTCGTCGTCTTCGCACTCAGACAGGTCAATTTTGTAGTTTCTCGCCACGTCCTCGAATGTTTCCTCGCTGTAGTCACAGCACAGTGAGATAACGTCCAGTTCGATAGGTTCGCCCATGTCCTCAGACAGTTCATCAAGGTATTCAAACAGGCCACGAAGCCCTGCGTAAGTATACTGATTTTCACGGCCCATACGACGAAAAGCCTCTTGGAAGTCATAGAATGATGCGGTTTGAACGGTAGCCATGATGGAATGCTCCAATGATGCCGATGATCGGCGGTTAAGGGCGACAGTGCCCACGATAAGGCCCACATTGTAGGCCCTAGGTGTGGAAACTGTCAAGAAGTCTGTAGACCGTTTACAACAAAGTATTCTACATCAAATGCAGACGGTAGATTACCGGACACTGGAAGGTTGTCAGGGCCATAGACCGTCCAACCCTTCATTGTTGCACGCAGTGTGAACAGCTTGCCGCTAGGGGCAACAATGATGCAGCCGTCAGCGACATGGCCGCGCATTGTGTGGAAGTTTTCTGATGTGGTTTGCATGGTGTTGGTCCTCTTGGGTTGCTGTGATGTTGTTAGTATCGGTTGATTTGCTTGGGAGTCTATAGGGATAAACCCTTACTTCACAGATACTTTGCAAGATACAGGTTGAAGAACTCTGTGGCTGTGTCTGATGCTGCGCGATACTGTGCCGTTCTCAATTGCAACATCATTGCAGCCTTCTCTGACTCAAATGATCCACCATAAACATACGGGATTGTGTTGTAAGCCTTCTCTGCCTTCGTCATGGCCTTACGTGCTGCTGTGGTGGCCTTGTCCAGTTCATCGTATATTGCTAGGGCTTGTTGCTGAGTCAGTTCCATTTGTTTGCTCCGGTTGTTTGCTGCAATGGGTGTACTGTAGCACTAAACAATATCCGACACAAGTGTAGGGTTATTGGTAGTTTCCCTAGGTTCTGTGAAGTTCACGTTAGAGGGTCCTACACCGTCCCACATCCCAGACTATTGCGACTCCATTCTCAATAAGCCTATGCAAGAACTATGCCAACCACTACCTATAGTGTATAAGCATGGACTGATACGCTACCTATAGTGTATGCTTATATAAGCAATCACTGATGTTTGCTGTGAAGGCCATGCAAGATCTGTGCCAGCCTATGAAGACACGGGGGGAGGGGTGTGGACTGCGGAGTTTACTTTGGTGTAGCCTCTAGCGCACACAAAAAGGAGAAAATAGACCTAAGAAGACCGAAGAAGACAACAGATAAGAACAGTTGTAAGTAGTTGATTTAAAAGAACATATTATGTAAAATTGTAAGACAATGAAAGCTGAAGACGGACACCCTGAAAGGGAGACTGTTAGAGGGAGCAACCTGTCTATGAAAAAAAAGATGAAAAAGTACTTGACAAGATTCAAAAGTTCTGGTACAATAGTACCTATGATGTAAACGTTAGAGTCTCTAAGAAGACATAGAAGCCATAGAAGTTAAATGTTATAAGTAATGTTATAAGTAACTTATAATAATAACTAATAATAATTTATATTATAAGTAACTTTATAAGTACTTATATGTAGGATTGTCTCCCACAAAGGATAAAGACACATGACCAAACCAAATGGTAACAAGATTGGAAGACCGTCTAAGACTGATCTTGTCGAAACCAAGAACAGGACTGTCGGTAAACGTGGTCGTCCCGCAGGGGATGCTGCGATCATCAATGAATACAAACTTAGGATGCTTAATAGTCCTAAGAGTGCTAAGGTCTTAGAAAAGATTTACGAAGCAGCCCTTAATGACGAACACAGTCATCAAGCAGCGGCATGGAAGCTGATAATGGATCGCGTGGTGCCTGTCTCGGCGTTTGATGTAGCAAAGCAGGGCGGGGGCGTACCACAGATTAGTATTAACATCAGTTCTGTCAGTGCTCCAAAGATTGAAGGAACCGACGATGTAATAGACATAGACACCCAGTGATGGGCTTTCGCCGCGTTTACAGGTGCGCGGGTCTAGACACCTGTTTCTCTCGAAAGGAGATCACAAAATGACAAAAGAAGAGTACAAAAAGCAATGGTACTTAAAAAATAAAGAACGTATTCTTAAAAAATTAAAAGAAAGATATGAACTAAACAAAGAAGAGATCAAAGAAAGATCGCGCAAGTGGCGAGAGGATAACAGAGAAAAGCACCGCGCTTATTCAAGAGAGTGGAACGAAAAAAATCCAGAAAGAGCACGCAAGCGTTTAGAGGATTGGTATAAAAGCAATCCAGAGATGCGGGCTTTTTACAGCGCACGAAGAAAAGCATCACTACGAAAAGCCACTCCTAATTGGCTGTCTGATGAAGAAATAACACGTATTAGGTGTATTTATCAGATATGTGCTATGTATAATAGGGAGTCAAATACACAATGGCATGTGGATCACATTGTTCCACTGGCTGGTAAAACAGTGTGCGGTCTTCATGTTCCCTGGAATCTCCGGGTGATCCCGGCAAAAGAGAACATGTCAAAGGGTAATAAGTATAATGGCTGAGTTAAATTTTCAACTGCTACAGTGGCAACAGAAGGTGTTTCAAGACAAGACACGCTTTAAGGTTGTTGCCGCAGGACGCCGCTGCGGTAAATCTAGGCTGTCGGCTGTTACCCTTCTGATTGAAGCTCTAAACTGCCCTGATGGATCGTCTGTTATGTATGTCGCGCCTACACTTGGGCAGGCCCGGACAATTATTTGGGAGTTGTTACACGAACTTGGACGGCCTATAATTAAGTCTAGTCATATCAATAATCTAGAGATAACGCTAATAAACGGTAAAAAGATTCTTGTACGCGGCGCAGATAATCCAGACAGTTTGCGGGGGGTGTCGTTAACTTATTTGGTAATGGACGAATGCGCCTTCATCAAAGAGGATGTGTGGCAAAAAATCTTACGAGCCGCACTATCAGATAAAAAAGGTAGAGCATTATTTATCTCCACACCTAGCGGTCGTAATTGGCTATACGACATTTTCAAGCTAGGACAGTCTGAGGAAGATGAAGAGTGGCGTGCATGGCACTTTACCACCCAAGACAACGAAACCATTGACCCCAAGGAAATCGAAGCAGCCAAGCGTACACTAAGCTCCTTTGCTTTCAAGCAGGAATACTTATCGTCGTTTGATACTGCCGGTGCTGACGTATTCAAGGAAGAATGGTTCAAGACCGGACCAGAGCCTCAGTATGGTTCTTATGTCGTTGCTATTGACTTGGCAGGCTTTGAAGAAGTAGCCAAAAATGCCAGTGCTTCCAAGAAGAAGCTAGACGAATCTGCTATTGCTATCGTGAAGGTTACTGATAGCGGTGATTGGTTTGTAGACAAGGTGCTACACGGTCGATGGGACATTCGTGAGACTGCTGTAAACATCCTCAAGACTATCCGTGACTACCAACCTAATGCGGTCGGTATTGAGCGAGGGGCCTTGAAGAATGCAGTGCTTCCGTACCTTAACGACTTGATGCGAAAGAATAACATTTATGCCCACATTCAAGACCTTACTCACGGTAACAGGAAGAAAGCTGATCGGGTTGTCTGGTCGTTGCAAGGACG